GGGCACAGGGGGCGATGTGGACATTGTGCGCCCCGTGTTCCTGGATGACGTCCGACTCATCGACACGGCGCCGACTCCGGACCTCGAAACGCCCCTCCTCCAACTGACTGACGCTGCATATCGAGAGTGGCCGAACAAGGCACTGGAGAACACCATGCCTCAAGCGTGGTGGTACAACCCGGCATTCAGCACCGCGCGCGGTACGCTCGAGTTACTGCCGATCCCGACGGGGACGACGTTCCAGTTTGCCTTGTACTCGCCGACCGCGGTGGCCAGGCAAGCCGCGCTGACGAGCGCGTTCAGCTTGCCACCCGGCTACGAGCGGATGCTGCGCACCAACCTGGCGCTCGAGCTTGCGGCTCCGTTTGAGAGCCAGGTGTCCGCTGGCCTCGCCAAGGCCGCAGCCGAGAGCATGGGAGTGGTCAAGCGCGCCAACGCCCGGCCGGCAGAGTTGAAGCTCGACCCTGCGGCGCTGATCGGCGTCGGTCACAGCCGATGGTCGATCTACACGGGCCAAGGCTGATGGAGTTCCCGAGTTTCCTGGGCCCGTCGAATGTGGCACAGGCTCCCAACCTCGACCAACAGCGGCTCATGAATTGGTACCTTGAGCGAGCCGAGAGCCCCGGGGCGACTGCGCGGTGGTCATGCAATCCGACTCCCGGTGTGGAGTTGATCGCGACTGACTCAGGCGCTCCTGGCCGAGCGCACATCTTCGATCCGCAGACCCAGCGGGAGTTCGCCGTGCAGGGTACGCGCTTTAACGAGATCGCCGAAAACGGGACGATCACCAACCGCGGGACGGTTGCGATCGACGCGAACCCCGCAACCATCTCACTCAACACCGTGGGCGAGTTGCTCATCACGAGCGGCCGTAACGCGTACACGTTCATTCTCAGCACGAACACGTTTGCAGCTGTTGCGGCGCTAGCGGGGCTTGCGACGATGGGCGACACGCTCGACGGTTACGGGCTCGTCCTCGACGATGCGACGTCGACGGTACGCATCTCCGACCTGCTCGACTTCACGACTTGGGATCCGACGCAGTTCATTCAGCGTAGCAAGGCGCCCGATCCGCTTCGTGCGATCCGTGCGGCGAACGGGTATCTGTACTTGATGGGCGCGCAGACCGGAGAAGCCTGGTACAACGCCGGCGAGTCTCCGATTCCGTTCGTGTTCCATCCGTCGGGGTTGATGCCGTACGGGATAGCGGCTCCGTTCTCGGCCGAGATCGTGGGAGCCGCGCTCGTGTGGGTGGCCGCTACAGCCAACGGTCAGGGCGTGGTTGTACGGACTCCGGGACTCGCAGTCGAGATCGTCAGTACCATTGCGCTTGCGAATGCGTTGAACGGATACAGCAGTCTCGATGACGGCATCGGCGACAGCTACGAGGACAGGGGCCACACGTTTTACTTGCTCTCCCTGGGTACGGCGAACGCGACATGGGTACACGATGCGGCGCTGCCGGCGAGTGTGGCGTGGCACGAGCGAGGGACGTGGATCGCGGAAATGTCGAGGTTCGACGCGTGGCGATCTGCGTTTCATGCGTTTGCGTTCGGCGAACACCGCATGCTCGACCGCACGTCGGGAGCCGTCTATCGCATGGGGCCGTCGTTTGGGGTGGACGCGGGAGATCGGCCCATTCGGCGCGTACGTAGATCTCCAGCACTCGTGAGCGAGAATCGGTTGCTGTACTATCCGGCGTTCGAGCTCGACCTCGAGTCCGGTCTCGGCGCGACTGGCACTGGCCAGGGATCCAACCCACAGGTGATGCTGCGGATGAGCAACGACAACGGCAAGACGTGGGGATCCGAGGTCTTGCGCTCGGCCGGAAAACTCGGCGAGTACGAGACTCGAGTGCGGTGGCTCCGTTGTGGAGCTGCGCGGCGCCGGGTGTTTGAGGTTTCCGTCACCGACCCGATTCCTTGGCGCCTGACCAACGCCTACTTGCCCGGGTTCGAGCGCGCCAACCCTGGAATCGGGAGGGCGGCATAAATGCCACTTCTTCCCGTTCCGATGCCGGTGGCCGATGCGCTCGTGAGCAGGCTCGGGTTCATCACCGAGACCTGGATCAAGTACTTCACCAACCAGACCCAGGAGATCGTGCAGGCTGCGCGGGTACTCACGAGCAAGAGCTTGCTGGATCAGAGCGCGTCCATCGGTACGACTCCATTCGACGTGACGAGCGTGCCGGCGGGGATCTACCGGCTGGCGTACTACGCGCAGGTCGTCCAGGCGGCAACCGTGTCGAGCAGTCTGATCGTGACGTTCCTGTGGACCAACCGGGGGGCGTCGCTGTCGCTCGCCGGGTCGGCGATGACCGGGAACAGCTTGACGACGGTGAGCGCCGGGAGCATGCTGATCCACGTGGATCAGAGCTCGCCCATCTCGTTCTCGACGACGTACGCATCGGTGGGAGCTACGCCGATGAAGTACGATCTGCACATGACCCTGGAGCGGTTGGCGGCATGAGTCAGCAAGAGCGCATTCTCCCGACGTACGAATGGGACCGACTGAAGATCGCGCAGCTGCCTCCCCTCTGGCGGTACGTGCGACCGGGCGAAATGGACATGGTGGTGGTCGAGAACGATGCACGCATCGTTGCGTGTTGCGGCGTTCTTCGGGTACCGTGCTTCGAGGGCTTGTGGATGGCCGATGACCATCGTGGGAACGCTGGGACCGCAAGGCGACTGATGCGGATCATGGTCGCAGCCGCAAACCGGTGGGCGAATGGCTGGGCGTTTGGTGCCGCGGCTGACGACCACATGCGGGACATCTTGGCTCGGATTGGAGGGCAGAAGCTGCCGGCGGACTTCTACGTGCTGCCACTCCAGCCACAGAGGCTTCAGCCAGAAAGCGAAGGATCAGAATGCCGGACGCAGTAGCAGCCGCAGCCATCACGGCGGCGGGCGGGCTCCTCGGTGGCGGTCTGTCGTCGCGTGCGTCGAACCGAGCGAGTACGCAGCAAGCACGGGCGGCGGAGGAGGCCCTCAGGTTCGAACGCGAGCAAGCGGCGGAGGACAAACGGCGGTATGACGAGCAGCAAGCAGCGCTGAAAGCGCAGTGGGACGCGGAGCAGGAGCGGCGCAGGCCGTATCGCGAAGCGGCCGAGCGCATCATCTCCCGATACGGTGGGAGGCCCAGCACGGCGCGCGTGACGCCTACCGAGATGCCGGCGGGTTGGACACCTGACACCGCGGCGAAAACCGGACGTCGGTTCACGTTGGGCACCATCGCCGGTTCGGTTCCGAAGCTGCGCTCGGAGCCTGAGACGCCTGCGTTGATCGGGCCACGCTTCAGCATCCGGAACTGGCAGGACTGGAGCAACTACGGTGCCTGACCAGCCCTGCGACGTGTGCTTCGCTGTCGACGGCGACCGCACGCCGAAAGCCACCGCTCGGTGGTGTGGGAGGTGCCGGAAGTGGATCTGCGACCGCTGCCGGTACAGTCCTCGACGGGTCCAGGCGGTGGCGCATGCCGTACGGCGCACGCTGCGTGACTACGTCTCGAAACGTGAGGTTTCGCCATGATCGCCTCGAGGGAACCGTGCGGCCCGGACGGATACACACCAGACGGTTCGCCGTGCGAGCCTGAGCCGGGGCCGCCTCCGCCGTCTCCGCCGCCTCCGGAGTCTCCAGTCCCTGGAGAGCTGCCACCCGGAGAGCCAGTCGGAGGTGAGGGCGGAGGTGAAGACCTCGGCTTCTCGCCGTTCTCGGGCCCGATGAGCTTCCGGTACAACGTGCCTGGCGTCCCGCGCTTTCGGGCTCCGGTGTTCCGAGCGCCCTCGGCGGCGGAGGCGCTGGAGGAGCCTGGCTACAAGTTCGGAGCCGAGGAGGGACGTCGGGCGCTCGAGGCGTCTGCGTCCGGCAGGGGTACGCTGAGAACGGGGGGCACGCTCAAGGACATCGTGGCGTGGGGCAACCGCTTCGCGACTCAGCACTACGGAGACGTGTTCAACCGCGCTCTCTCTACGTTCGACCGTCTCTACCAGGGCAGCCGTGACGAGTACGCGCCGCTGCTGGCGGAATGGAACGCGCGCAGTCAGGCGGGCCTGCGTGGCGCCGAGCTGGACTGGGCACGCCCTTACGATATGTGGGCACTCGAGCAGCAGCTCCGTGCGCAACGCGAGGCTGCGATCCTGGGAGCCCGAGACGGATAACGTAGCATGCCAGCCGCGATCCCGTACGCGCCAGCCGACTACTACCGGCCCCGGAACCGGATCGCCGATCTGATCTTGGCTGCGGGCCAAGCGCGTGCTGCGGGCGCCGCACGCAGCGGAGAGATCTGGGGAGACGCGATCGCTCGAGCGGCGTCCGGCATCGGTGGAGCTATCGCGGATGCTCCGCGGCTGCGTGAGGAGAAAGCCGAGCGTGAGGCTGCCACCGCTTTCCGTGAGCGCCAGATGGCTACCCTGGAACAAGGAGAGCAGAGGGAAGAAGCTGTCAGTGGCGCTCTCGGTGGGTATGGCCAAGAGGGCTTTGACATCAACGCAGCGGTGAGCTCACTGCCTCCCGACGCGCAACTCGGAGCGCGGAAGATCTACCAGGAGCTCGAGTCCTCGCGGCTTCAGGCTGACGAGAGCACCGCGTACGTGCTGGCGAAGGGTGCGCGCATCGCAGAGAGCCTGCTGGAGACGCCGTTGCAAGACGTCGGCATGGAGCTGGTGTCCAAGTACTTCCGCCAGCACTTCCCGCAGCAGATGGAGCGCCTCGAGGCCACCGTGAAGGAGGACCCATCGAAGCTGAAGCCGCTACTGCAGCACCTACAGGGACAGTCCGAGCGGTTCCGGAAGGAACTGGAGGCGAGGAAACCAAAGACGCGTGAGATCAAGACGCGCCAGCCTGGGGGCGGCGAGCGGATTGAGATCGTCGAGGACGTGCCGGGGCTCACGCGCGAAAGCGCGCCGGCGCCCGAACAGCCGCTCTCGCGGATCGAGGCCGAGGCAGCCGCACGAGCGCGCGGTACGGCGAGAGGGAAGCCACCCGGCGGTGACGAGGAGATGACGTTGAGCCCCGAGGGCGTTGTGCTCTCCAGCTATGGTCCGACGAAGAAGTCTGAAGTGCGCCGCCAGGCGATGGAGCGCGGGCTGCCTGTGTTCGAGACTGCTGCGGCGCAAGGCAAGGGCATCACGCTGGCTGGGATCGTAGCCGACGCGAAAGAGTTGAACGACTTGCTAGCGGACCCAGAGGTTCAGGCGGCGGTGGGCCCGGTTGCTGGGCGATGGGCGCAAGCCCGGGGCACTGTCATGTCGCTTCCGGGGTCGGTGCGTCGGGCGCTCCAACTCATGACCTCGCTGTCGGACACCGAGCTGCGCAAGCGGTCTGGTGCAGCGATCAGCCCGGGTGAGATGCAGCGGATTCTCAAGTTCGCCACCGACCCTAACAAGCCGCTTGACCACAACACCATGGCGGTTTCGGGCCTGCTTAAGTCTGCGGCGCGCGACTACAAGGCGCTCTCCGGAGTCGACCTGGGCGTGGCGAATGAGCCAGAGTCAGATCCGGTGTCCGAGATCCTCTCGATCTTTAACGCAGCCGGGCGCCGCTGATGCCGCTCGAGACTCTTCAGAGTCATCCCGCGTGGGCGAAGCTGCGCGAAGACGAGCGCGAGAAGGTGCTCGCGGCGTTCGAGCAGTTGAGCGAGCAGGACCGTGCGCGCCTGTACCAGAGACTCGGTGCGGGTCGTAGTGCAGAGCCGGCGCCTTTCGATGAAAGCGACCTACTCAATCCGGAGCGCGGCGCGGAGATGGTGCGGCAGTCGCTGTTGGCCGCAGGCCCCGGTGGGCTGGCGGGCCTCGGTGTGCGTGCGGTGGCCGGGGGCGCAGCGCGTGCGGTCGCCGGAACGGGCCTACTCAGCCAACTCGCGCAGAAGTTCGGCGGCAAGGTTTGGCCGATGGCGAAGGGCGCCGCCATGGGCGCCGCTCTGGAAATGGTGCCGATCATCGGAGGCGGGAGTTTGCTGCAGGGCGCTAAGACGGGCGCGATGCTCGGGATGGGGCAAAAAGGATCAGGCCCGCTTTGGAAGTTCGGAAAGAAGCGCGCGCTGATCGAGAACGCGGCTGGCATCGCTCGTGGTACGAAGGCCGCGCCTGCGGCAGCGCGAGCGGCGAAAGCCGCGCCCACCGTTGCGCGTGCGGCGCCGGAGGCGGCTGCAACGCCTGCAGCGATCGAAAAGGGGTACGTTTACCACGCAACAAACGCCGAAAGGCTTGAGGATATCGCAAGCGCCGGCAAGCTGAAAACGTATCGACCAAGCTATGGAACAGATCAGCGCGCGTGGCCTGATGGCGCCATTGAACGGCGTGCCTATTTCGGGAAAACAGCGGAGGGGGTTCGCCAATTCGCTCCTGAGCATGGCCAGGCGGTTGTCGTCAGGACCAAGGTCGGCCCACACATCCGGAGGGAGAGCACTGGTGATCTCTATACGCGCGAGCCCATCAAGTCCGACATGCTCGAGTATCAAGCTGCAGATGGATCGTGGATCCCCGTTTCGTCTCTGGCTGCGAAGGGAGTAACCGCAACCACAATGACGTTGGGCAAGCTGGTCGAGAAGGCATCGGCTACGAAGCCCGGTTCTATGCGCCAGGCGCTCGCCGAGCCGCCCGCGTTCGCGCGCGGGCCCGCACGTCCGATCCCAGCGATCGAACCGTCAGCCGCAATCTCACGAGTTCTCTCGCAGGGCGAATACGATCACTACGGCATTCGAGTGCTCGGGAAATCCAAAGTGAAAGTGGGAGAAACGCTCAAGGCCAGTCGTGAATTTCTCGATGATAAACCGACTGGCGCTATGGTTGAAGGCGGCACTTCAGTGGTTGAGGTAACCGGAAAAAACATTCAAGAAGCCCTCGAACGTGCCAATAGGTATGGACTCAGGGGCAACAAAGTGGTTTTGGTTGGATCGAATCGACGAACGATAGGCCGTCCTGATCTAGGCGAGGTGGCCCTAGAAAATCCCAAGGTATTGGCTGTTTTGGGTGAGCGTTCAGGGTCGTCTATCGCCACCATTGCTGGAGCGCGTGCTGCACCCGCCGCCCAAGCCGCTGCGCCCTCAGCGGCGCCGACCATGCGCCAGGTACTCGCGGAGCCGCCCGCTTTCGCGCGCAACCCGATCCGGCCTCCACTCCCGAAAGGAGCGCAAGCCGGTCCGAAAGGTAGGTCCATGCCCGCAGAAAACACCACCGTGGGCGCGCACCTGCCCGCGGTCCCGGCCACAGCCGGGCCCGGCGCGCGCAAGGAACTCCTCGAGATCGCGCTACGTGAGCTAAAAAGCGCCGGGCATCGGCAGGAATACATCGTGGACAAGCTGAGCAGGCGCTTCGGCATTAGCGCGGCCGAGGCGTATCGCATCGTTCGAGGGACGCGATGACCCGCACGCGCACGCTCAGCCTCGCCGGCGTCTTGCTGCTCGCATTCTCGATCCAGGCATGGAGCGCGACCGGAACGGTGATGCCCTCGCCGAAGTTCTACTGCCTGGACAACAACGGAGCGATCGTGAGCGGCGGGAAGCTGTTCACGTACGCGTCTGGCACCACGACGAAGCTCGACACCTACACCGATGCGACGCTGGCCACGCCCAACGCGAACCCCGTCGTCTGCGATTCTTCCGGGCAGGCGACGGTGTTCCTGAGTGCCACTGCCTACAAGTTCACCTTCGCGCCGTCGACGGACACCGACCCGCCGACCGCTGCCTATTGGACGGTGGACAACGTGGGCGCGGTTGCGTACATCAGCACTGACCTAGACGTGTTGGGTACTGCAGGAGAAGCCCTGTCGGCGAGTGATGCAGTGTACGTGAGCGATGGCAGTGGCGGACTCACGGCTGGACGCTGGTACAAGACGGACTCGGACAACACCTACTCGAGCACGCTGCCACAAGCTGTCGGTTTCGCGCCCTCCGCTATCGCATCGGCCGCGGCTGGCAGCATCCGCATGAGCGGGCGCTTGACGGGACTGGCTGGGTTGACGCCAGGCAGCACGTACTACGTGTCGGCGACACCCGGGGCGATCACGAGCACAGCACCAGCGAACCAACGGATCTTGGGCGTTGCGGACTCCGCGACGTCGCTGGTGATTGCGACGTCGGTCTTGACGCCTGCCTCCGCGACTGCCGCCGGCATCGTGTCGCTCGCGGCGCAGACGCTTGGCTCGGGGGTGAA